TGATGTTAGAAGGGGGCTGTAGTGGCACAGATAAAGGAACCGCAATACCTGGCGGCGGCAATCTGGGAACACGTCGTGCAGAACCCCGAGGACTTGCCCGTGCTGGCTCAGGCTGAATCGGACATCCTGGAAGGAACAATGACATTAGCTCAGGCACAAGCACATGAGTTTTCAGATATATTAGTGGAGGAATAGATGTTTTCAATTGCATACAGAAGCAGACGAGCTAAAGCAAAGGCTGAAGCTCCCGCGAAAAAGAAAGCAACCAAAAAGAAAGTGGCTTCCAAAAAGAAAGCTGCACCTAAAAAGAAAGTGACTAAAAAGAAGTGAACAGCGAAGAACTTATAAGGCTTCAAACAGCACTGTTAGCTCTTGGCCATGAGCCAGGTATGATTGATGGCTTGCTTGGACCCAAGACAATAGCAGCAGCAGCACGCTTTATGTGGCTAGACCATGGAGACTTATCTGTTGCAAGAGCAGCATACGATAGGCTCCGTCCCACTGCTGTACCAGACATTACAATTTCAGGCATTGATGTGTCTGCTTACCAGGGCACAGTTGATTGGAAGAAAGTTGCCGAGGCCGGGCATCGGTTTGTGTGGGTGAAGTGCTCTGAAGGCTCGTCCCACAGGAACAAAGGGCGACAAGCTCGGATGGACGGTGCCCGTGCCTTTGGCATTCCAGTTGGTGGATACCATTACGCATTGCCTAAAACGTACAGGAACATCGGGTTGAAGGATGCTGTAAAAGAAGCGAACAATTTCTTAAGCTGCTATGGAACCCCGCAACCCGATGATCTTGTTCCTGCATTAGACCTAGAATCAGGACTAATCAAGGGAGCAGAGAACCACAACTACAATGTCGAGTGGTCACTAAAGTGGTGTGAAGTAGTAGGCAAAGAACTTGGCTGCACGCCGATTATCTACACCGCCAGGTGGGCAACGCAAAGTCGAATCATAAAAGCAGATAAATCTTTGCTTGATGAACTTGCAAAGCTACCTCTATGGTGGGCAGAGTACAGGTCAGGCTCAACTAAAGAGCCAAGAAAAAACAAAGCTCCATGGAAAAGCTGGGATGTCTGGCAATGGACCGGGAGTGGCACAGTGCCTGGAGTCAAAGGCAAGTGCGATGTTAATCGAATGAGAGCATCGACTCTCGAAGGGCTAAAGATATCATGACAGTTAAAAAGAAAACGCCAGCTAAAAAGAAAACGCCAGTTGTAGAGATAGTGCCACCAAAGAAGAAGCCGCTATACAAGTCTTTGACAATTCAATCAGCATGTTTGCTGGCTGTACTTATTATTGTTCGTGCGTATGCACCGGAGCACCTTAGTGAAGAACTCTTTCAAACCTTACTTGCTGTGTTTGGCTTGGGTAGCACGATTGGCTTACGACGCGCAATGCCAATTGTTTTACTGTGCCTGCTCCCGCTTGGCGCGGTCCACTGTGGCCCGTCATATTGTGAGAAAGTGTCGGTCGAAATCGTAAACCACCCAGAACTTACATCGCCCCCTGCTGGTAAAGTGCTTATCAAGTGCGACGGAAAATTAAAGGCTGAGTTGTTGGGCAAGAAGGTGAATAAGTGACACCGAAAGAAGTCATTGCAGAACTTATTTCTGCTACAGAAAAGCAGGCTAAAACCCATTTACCAAGTTACATTCAGGATAGCTGGGTAGCTGCGCTTACTGACTTGCTTGAAAAGGGCTTGTATCACGCATGGATCGAGGTTATTGAAAACCTTCAACTAGTACAGCTTGAGGCCGATGAAGTAACTATATTGGATAAACGGGAAGCCGATGAGTCCCGACATAATAAGTCAGATAATTGATTTAGGGGGCCTTGCCTCCTTTGCTTGCTTCTTAGTTATACAATTTAACAAGCAGCAAGATCAGAACGCCAAACTTGTTTCGGATTTCCAGACTCAGCTCAGGGAAATAACAGAAGATTTTGACGACCGGGTTGAAAAGATGAGAGCCAGGTATGATCAAGTCATTACTGAAATAAGAGAGGACTGCACAAAGGAGAAATCCCTTTTAAGGGAAGAGGCTAGAATAGCACAAAGAGAATTGCTTGCGCGGGAGCGTGAAAGCATTATGAATTTAAAGAAGGAGTGACACATGCCAAAGGTAGATGGCAAGAGTTATCCGTACACTAAGGCTGGTTATGCGGCTGCGGATAAAGCCAAGAAGAAAAAAGGAAAGAAAGAGAACCCACGAAAGAAGGCGGCAGCAAACATAGCTGTTATTTTACTTGGTCGTAAAAAGGGGTCAAAGGCTTAACCGTCTTAACTCTTTCTCCTCCCGGACCCATGGGTAGATTCATCACGCCTCTAACCCTACGGTTCCCCAGTCTCCCTTGGGATTTTTTCATGTCCGGTATGACTAGCTCTATAGCTCTATAAAGGGTGGTCATTCTCACTGGGTAGTTTATACCGGTCTGCCTGCACCAGAACCTGTACACCTCCATTAGATGTTCTCCAGATATAAACCCTGTGCTTGCGTCTGTGAACGGTCCTGCTCTCTTTTCTCCCATGGCTTCAACCCAGTCTCTCATTACTGCATTCAATCCAAACTCTGCTATTAGTTCAGCGAATGCAATTTGAGATGGCTTGCTTGCATCCATCAACACCATTCTGGCTGTGTTCTCTACCGGAACTGCCAGGTCTGCATTCACCTTTCTTTTCAGAAGCTTATCGAGAAAGCACGCTGCCCCTGGCCAACCCATATCCCTTTCTCTCACAAGGTGATTGATCACAGTCGGGTCTAGCTTCTTGTTCTGGCTAAACACTGAGTACCTCCTGTCTCCCGGCTCCAGTCTAATCGGGGTGTCATCGTTACTCATGAATACCATGTTGAACCAGATTGGCATCTCTTCAGCAGTCCTCCTCATTCTTCTTACCTGTATGCTAGGCTCTGTAATCCAAGCCTTCAGCTTATTCAGTGTCTTTGAATCCCTGTATCCAGAACACGCAACCTCATTAGCTACAAGCATTAGAACTGTTGTCATTGACTTGTGATCAAACGAGTCATCCATCTGTGTTTGCAGTATCTCAGTCTGCCTGCTACCATATATGGCTCTCATCATTCCATCAGGCCCCCAAAACATTCCCTTACCAGACCCCTGCTCACCATAAAATATAAGGGCCGACTTGTTTCTGTGAGCACCTTTACCTGTATAAAGGGACTGCAATGGTTTAGCTATCCAGTCCATGCAATACTCAAACGAAGAGTCATCCTCGTCACAGAGCCAATGCAGCAAGTCAGTATACAGCGTGCTATCTCCCGGCTCCGGCTTCAGCGGAAGCCCTCTAAACTGGTTCAGCCATATGTTGTTCTTTCTTACGACCACTGGCTCGGTAGATGATGGGTCAAACGCTATGTCTCTGGCCGGTGGCAGGCTCGATGCCATTGCCTTAGCCTCCTCTGCATCATATCCGGCAGACCTCAGTCTCGCCGTCAGTGAATTTCGACCGCTTCCCGTGTACCATACGTCACCAGATAGGTATGCAAACTGACCGTTATCCAGTTGGTAGAATCTGAAGTGAGCACTCCTTGATGCCGCGAGCAGTGATAGAACTTCTTCTATTCCAAACTTGCTCATCGTATCCGTTAGGTCATGCCCGTCTGGAAGGAAGACTCTTTGTGCATTAGGGAATGCAGTTGCTGACTTCTGCCAGTACTTGTCACCTGCATTGTCAGCGTCCATCACTATTACCACTGATGTCGGTGGGTCTGTTATCAGCTTTGCAGTCTCATCCCACCATTTAGGTGTTGCTGCTGAACCCCCTGCTGCACCTAGTATGCCTCCCTCTATCTTGTTATTCTCCCTAAGTGACATCAGCAGGAGCGTATCCACTTCTCCCTCTGCAATGTAAAGGGTGGAACCCGCAGCGTATTTGGCTGCTGCTGGTGGTGGGTCGCCAAACCACACTGGGGTTCCACTGGCTAGACCAACTGCCTCGTTGGATATACGAAGCGACTTGATACTGGAGCTACCGTGCCCGGTAAACCTGCGAACACCGCTAACCACTGTCCCGTCCCTGTCTCGCAAAGGAACAAGCAGCAAGTGGTCTGGGTATCTTTTCCAGTAATCTGTCTTATGGCCGCTGGTCCAGCCAACAAACTGTAGCGCCTCTTCAGCGCAGTCATCATTGCGCCATCTACGCTTGAAATAATTAAATGCATTTCTACTATGGGGTGTAGTTGCCTGAGCCTTTATCCATGTCTCGCTTATACTTATTGGCTCAACAGGTTTCTTATCTTGTTCAGGTCTGGCTTGCTGCCTTGGGGGTATGTACCTCTCCCTGCCAGCTAACACCTCTTGCGTTACCCCTAGCTCTTCAGCTAATTTACGCGCTCCCCAATTCTGATTACAGTTTCTGCACGTTAGCGTGCCCCTGTCATCACTCGTTGGCGGGTAAATCATGGCTGGGCCATGGTGTCTGCCTTGGTTTTTATGATCGATAACTGGGCAGGGCAGATTTCTTATAGGCTCACTGCCAGTTATCCTGTCAATCGCTGGGTAGCCAGCGGCAATTAGAACTTGTCGTATATCCATGTCGAAAATCGTATCATGAATCTACAGGAATGTCAAGTATTATTTGTTGACGACCGAAATAATTGGGCGCTCGCTATTGCGTTAGCCTGGTCTGGGGTAGGTGGGTATGCTTTTCTTTTAGGCTCTACGTGCTTTCCTTTTTCTGCACGCCGCCTAACTACGATGGCATCACGAAGCACAGAGGAACATCCGTCGCAGGCATCTTGCCATTCAGTTGGCTCATCCTCCAATCCTTGATTCCATATCTTTAGCTTTCGCCAGCCATCAGCAGTTAGGTTTTCTTTAGTATAAGCAACTCTGCCGCATACGTCGCATGAGTGCATAGTCTGTCTGACTTGAGCCACTATCCATCCTTTTCAAATGGGCCAAACGTTTCAACTGTTTGCCCGACTGCCATAGCTATGGCCGTCAGCGTTTCGCATATGTCGCCAGACCCATCCACTTCCTCGTCATCCTCGTCATCCTTTTCGTATTGCATGGCCGTAAGGAACAGTACCCTGCTAAACCTATCAGCGAACTGAAGCATGGTCACTCCCTCTTTGCCGTTTGTCATATCCTGCCATTCCATTTCACTTAAACTACTCACTTCTTTCTCTCCATTCTTTTATTAGTTCCCAGAAATCTTTGTATCCCATGGTGACTAGAGGCTCCTGCCTGTCACCTTTGCATATGCAGATAGGTATATACCCCTCCTTCGCATCTCGCTTGGCTTGCTCGTACGCTCTGTTTATTAGACCGCCTAGCTTTTTATAGTGCTTGCACTCGATTGCGAATGGCTCCACTACCACATCAGAACCTTCAGACTGACCGCCTCTGAACTGGATAGTTCTTTGAACCTTTTGGCCCAGAGCTATCGTTGCGTCTGCTGCCACCTTTCTCTCAAAGCGATGGCCTTTTTCACGCTGACTCATATAAACCTCCTGTTGGTGGCGGCTCTGGATGTTCCGGTGGTAGTGGGTATTTAGAATGGTATATCATCATCTTCGTATGCATTAGTTACTCGCGTTGTTGCCTTTTCCATGTCTACCGATCGGTTGATATACACGTCCGTAAACTCACCTCTGGCTTTCACAGTTATTGCCAGCGATAAGTCCTCTAGTTTAGCCGTGTCAAAGTTACGCCAATCAAAGCTATCTGGCATATTGACATTGCACTTGTGCAGGTCTTTCGCTAAGTACTCCATGTTCTTTTGTGACATCAACATGCTACGCTTGAACACTCGCTTGCCAGCCTGCGGGCCTTCTTGTATGTCCATGACCCACAAAAGGTAAGGTGCTCCAGACTCTTTTCCTGTTGTTATTTGTACGCTGATTACATCGGCAACGTATTTGCCATCCGGTACCTTGTAGTCAAAGCTAGACTCCTTCTTTTCTGGCTTGCTCTTGTCAGCCGTTGCCCACATCTCATTTATTTGGTCCCAGTTAATTTCTTTTTTGCTTTCAAACATTATTCAATTCCTTTATTGACTTCATTACTGTTTCTTCAAAATCTTTGTAGTTTAGTTTTGTTACTTCTGGCAGGTTCGGAACTCTGCCGCCAAGACCAAAGAACTTTGGATGAGAACTTAGCCTTAGTATTCTTTCTACCTTACCTCCTTCTCCTCTATAAACATCAGCGCAGCATATAATATCTGCCATGCCTTGCATTCTTTTAGTTGGGGAGGGCGATAGTGTTGGTGCCCATAATACTCTCCCCTCGTCCTCCCTCTGGGTTATATGGGAGATCATAATCAGACCCATTTTATGACCCCTCTTTGTTGTCATGTTTGTTAGCTTAGCTAGCGTGTTATGCAGCCCCTCGTTTGCCATTCTGTATCCCTTGCTAAAGCTCTTCATGTCTGAGATGTCATCAACTCCAGCACTTCTACTTATCTTCTTTGTTAAGAAACTGTAGAGCAGGTCTATTGTGTCTATCACTACAGTTTTAAAGTCATGCTCTTCTTTCTCAAGTTCAGAGCACATCTTTATAAATGTATCCCAGTTGTTTACCTCTACTTGGTACGCTTCCAGGTACTTTAAACCGGGTTCGGTTGATGCGAATATAGCCCCAGGGAATTGGCTTGCCAGCGTAGACTTACCTATTTTTGATTGGCCATATAAAAGTATTACTTGGTTCTCCATGCTCGCGCTTGGTCGAGTCTTCTCATTTGGTAGTAGCATTGCTATCTTCTTCTCCTATTTCTTTGCTTGTATTTGAATCGCGCCGATGTCGTTTTCAAATTCAGCAAACCTCTTTTCTCTTTTCCTATAAAAACTATCTAACACCATTGGACTATCTGCTGACCAACAGTAGTCAACAAATTCGCATGGACTGTTATGAGAATGGCAGGCAGCATACGACGGTGGCCATATGCCTTCTCCCTCACAAAACTCCATCACTCCTACTGCGGTGTTTATATCGAATGCAAACTTGTATATTTGATTGTCCGTGAACACCACTTCCATTCTTGTGATCACTTCCTTCTCGTTCTCAACATACCAATCGTGCATTCTATTTATGTAATCAACGTCGCTTTCATCCACCTCCCTCTGTCCTTTGTAAAGTTCTCCATCTTTAGTGTATCTTCGCTTTTCAGGTGGCGTTGCCTTTCTTCTCCGCAAAGACGGCTTCTGTATAAAATCGTATAGCACTCCTGCGATGTGCTTGTACTTGACATCACCCGTTATAGTCACGTCGCCTGATAAGTATTTAAGCGCATAGACATACATGAGAGCCTGCCTCTGCCTTTTCATTCTGTTGAAATAGGACTCGTCTACAGTGGCTGCTGTTTTTGTTTCCAGTATCCACCAATTAGAATCCCTGTAGACAATCGCATCACATATGCCCGCAAACTTTCTGTTGTTTCCGGCATTGCAGATAAACTCATGCTCAATTGCATGGTATTTCGTTGTCTCTTTTTCATACTTATGCACTCTGGTGTATGCAGCTATCATTGCATACGCCTTGCACCTTATGTCCTCATTCTTTAGGTTGGCCTCTTTTATTACCTGCTTTGCTTTGTGCAGTTGAAATCCGCTTTCTATCCAAGCCTCTTTTGCTTTATGAAATAGCGTCCCAAGCACAAGGTATGGCGGCCTATCTATTGCCTCGTAACCTTTGTTTACTCTTAGG